TATGGAGGATGTTCCTCCTAATAGTTTTTTCTTAGAATACATAGCACGACCTCAAACAGCTGAGATATTTTTTGAAGATGTTTTAATGGCAATTGTTTTTTACGGAATGCCAATATTAGCGGAAAATAATAAACCTAGGTTGTTGTATTACTTAAAAAGAAGAGGATACAGGGGATACTCTATAAATAGACCAGACAAGGTTTATAACAAACTATCAGTTACAGAAAGAGAAATTGGAGGAATACCTAATTCAAGTGAAGACATAAAGCAAGCACACGCGGCTGCTATAGAGGATTACATTGAAAACTTTATAGGTTTAATAGGTGATGGATATGGTGACATGTATTTCCAGCAAACTTTAGATGATTGGGCTAGGTTTAATATAACAAACAGAACAAAACACGATGCTTCTATAAGTTCGGGTTTAGCTATAATGGCTTGTAATAAAAATAGATATGCTCCTAACGCAAAAAGAACTATGACAACCGTTCCTTTGGGTTTAAAAAGATATAATAACGAGGGAGTAAATTCAAAAATAATCAAAATAAATGATTAACATTAACTATAATAGTAGTTTTCCGGATCAGGTTGTACCTGAAGCAGAAAAAAGTTCTTTTGAGTATGGGTTAGCTGTTGCTCAAGCCATTGAGCATGAGTGGTTTAGAAACAGTAGTGGTCAAAATAGATTTATTAATAACTTTCAAAACTTTAATAGATTAAAATTATATGCTAGAGGTGAACAGCCTGTGCAAAAATACAAAGACGAATTAGCTATAAATGGCGATTTATCTTACTTAAACCTAGACTGGTCACCTATACCCGTATTATCTAAGTTTGTAGATATAGTAGTAAATGGAATGACAGAAAAAGGTTATGAAATAAAATCTTTTGCAACTGATCCATTTGGTATAAAACAAAGAACTGACTACGCTAGTAATGCTTTGAGAGATATACAAGAAAAAGAAAGCATTGATCAACTAACTCAATTAACTGGTAGAAACTTTTACGCTTCAAGTAATCCAGCTGCTTTACCGGAAAATCCAGAAGAGTTAGATTTATTCATGCAACTTAACTACAAACAAGCTATAGAAATAGCTGAAGAAGAAGTTATAGATAATGTGTTAAGCTATAATAAGTATGATGAAACTAAGAAACAATTAGCTTATGATTTAACTGTTCTAGGCATTAGTGCCGTTAAAACTAATTTTAATCTATCTGAAGGGATAACGGTTGAGTACGTAGATCCAGCTAGAATAGTTTATTCTTATACTGATGATCCTAATTTTGAAGATATATACTATGTAGGTGAAGTAAAAAACTTATCTTTATCAGAAGTAAAAAGACAATTCCCAAGTCTTACAAATAAAGAATTAGAAGAAATACAAAAATATCCAGGAAGAAACTCTTATACAAACACTTGGTGGGGACAAAATCAACAAGATTTAGTTCAAGTATTATTTTTTGAATATAAAACTTATCACGATCAAGTATTTAAAATAAAACAAACAGAACAAGGTTTAGAAAAAACCTTAGAAAAGCCAGATACTTTTAATCCACAACCTAGTGATAATTTTGAAAGAGTATCAAGATCTATAGAAGTATTATATACAGGTGCTAAAGTTTTAGGACTTGGAGACAACATGCTTGAATGGAAATTGTCTGAAAATATGACAAGACCAAACGCAGACACTACTAAGGTTAATATGAACTATATCATAACTTCACCTAGAATGTATCAAGGTAGAATAGAATCTTTAGTTAGTAAAACAGTAGGTTTTGCTGATATGATTCAATTGACACATTTAAAATTACAACAAGTATTATCACGTATTGTACCAGATGGTGTATATTTAGACGTTGATGGATTAGCGGAAGTTGATCTAGGTAATGGAACTAATTATAATCCTTCAGAAGCTTTAAACATGTATTTTCAAACAGGTAGTATTGTTGGAAGATCTTTAACTCAAGATGGTGAAGGTAACAGAGGTAAAGTGCCTATTCAAGAGCTACAGAGTTCTTCAGGTATATCTAAGATACAAGCAATGATACAAACTTATCAATATTATCTACAAATGATAAGAGATGTAACAGGTTTAAATGAAGCTAGAGATGGAAGTACTCCAGATAAAAATGCTTTAGTAGGTTTACAAAAACTAGCTGCAGCTAATTCTAACACAGCAACTAGGCATATACTTCAGTCTTTAATGTACATGACAATTAGAGTTTGTGAGAATATTAGTTTAAGAGCTGCTGATATGCTTTCATTTCCTTTAACTAGAGATTCTTTAATAAAAAGTATTAATAGTTTTAACGTAGCGGCTTTAACTGAACTAGAAACTTTACATTTGCATGACTTTGGAATATTTTTAGAACTAGAACCAGACGAAGAAGAAAAAGCTCAATTAGAAAAAAGTATACAAATAGCTTTACAAGCTGGGAATATAGGTTTAGAAGATGCTATAGATATAAGAGAAATAAGAAATATTAAACTAGCAAATCAATTACTAAAATCTAAACAAAAGAAAAAACAAGAAGCTGATAGAGCTGCTCAATTAGAAAACATACAAGCTCAAGCTCAAGCAAATGCAGAGTCAGCAGAAAAAGCAGCATTAGCAGAAGTACAGAAAGGACAAGCTTTGGCTCAAACAGAAATTCAAATTGAACAAGCTAAATCTCAAATGGAGATACAAAGAATGGAACAAGAAGCTATGATTAAGAAACAATTAATGGCAGAAGAGTTTCAATACAGTGTTCAGTTAGCACAGATGGAAACGCAACGTTCTAATACTAGAGAAGCTGAGATTGAAGATCGTAAAGATAAGAGAACTCAAATGCAAGCAACACAGCAAAGTAAAATGATAGATCAAAGACAAAACGATCTATTACCTACAGATTTTGAATCTCAAAATGATTCATTAGATGGATTTGGATTAGAAAGTTTTAATCCTTAAGAATAACTATTATTAATTTTATATTATCATATTATGTCAAAAAAAGAAAAAGCAGTAAAAGAACCAGAAGTAACAGTTGTTGAAAAAACACCAGTTGCTCAAGAAGGAGAATTTAAAATATCTACAGCAAAAAAAATGAGAAATCTTGGTAAAGAAAGTTTGCCCACTATTGCTAAATTAGATTTATCTAAACAACCTAAAAAAGAAGAAACAAATGCCATTCAAATCGGAGAAACAAAGGAAGTGGATGTGGATAAATCTACCGAGCCTAGCCAAGAAGTGGACCACAAAGTACAAATCAAGTCCGATGAAAATGTTGTTGAAGAGCAAGAGCTAGACTCTCCTTTACAATTAATAACTGATGATGAGAACAACACTACAGACGTTGTTACTAAAGATACATTAGAAAAAAAAGAAATATCCAGTGAAGTTGAAAAACAAGTACTTCCTGAAAATATAGAAAAATTAATTCAATTTATGGAGGAAACAGGTGGAACCATTGAGGACTACACCCGTTTGAATGCAGATTATAGCAATATAAATGACAATACTCTATTACATGAATACTACAAAAAAGCTAGACCTCATTTAGATCAAGAAGAAAGAGACTTCATTATTGAAGACACTTTTTCAATTGACGAGGAACTAGACGAAGCAAGAGATATTAAAAAGAAAAAACTTGCTTATAAAGAAGAAGTTGCTAAAGCCAAAGGTTTTTTGGAAGATGTTAAGAGTAAATATTACGACGAAATCAAGTTGAGACCCGGCGTAACTCAAGACCAACAAAAAGCTACTGACTTTTTTAACCGATACAACGAAGACCAAGATGCAAACAAAGTTAAGCATGACGCTTTCTTACAACGTACAAACAACCTTCTCAATGATGAATTCAAAGGTTTTGATTTTAAATTAGGAGATAAAAAATTCAGATACGGAGTAAAAGATCCTGCTAAAGTTGCTGACCAACAAGGCGATATATCTAATTTCATTAAGACGTTCTTAAATGAAAAAGGAGAAATTAATGACGCTAAAGGTTATCACAAAGCTTTGTATGCAGCACGAAATGCTGATACTATTGCTCAACATTTTTATGAACAAGGTAAAACTGACGCGATTAAAGATACGATGGCAAAGTCTAAAAACATAAGTACAGAACCTAGGAAAGTAGCCTCAGGTGAAGTGTTTGTGAATGGACTAAGAGTAAAATCAATTAGTGGCTTGGATTCAACAAAATTAAAAATTAGTAAAAAAACATTTAATTAAAAAATAAAAAAATGAGTTTAATACCACAATTTGGTGCTATAGTTCCTGCTCCTAATCAGCAACTATTAGCAAACGCATACCTTGCATTTAATACAGGGGGTGCTAATGATTTTATACAACAATACTTACCAGAAGTATACGAACAAGAAGTTGAGCGTTATGGAAACAGAACGTTATCAGGTTTTTTACGTATGGTAGGGGCAGAGATGCCAATGACTTCAGATCAAGTTATTTGGTCAGAACAAAACAGACTACATATAGCTTACTCTAACTGTGTTAATGCTGTTGCTGGGGCTGTTTCTACAATTACAGTACCAGTTCCAACTGCTCCAGGTGTTACACGATGTGTTATTGGCCCAGGTCAAACTATCGTTGCAATGGATAATGCTGGAAATGAACTTAAATGTATCGTTACAGCTACAACCGGTGTTGGTGGTGGTGTTTTAACTGTTGCTCCTTATACACAAGCTACAACAGCTTCACTAGCTGGAATTGTTAAGATCTTTGTATTTGGTTCAGAATTTGTTAAAGGTGCTGCTACTTCAAATGCAGGTGCTGGAGCTTTAGCTAACAACACGGCTTTACAACCACAGATTACTATTACTCCTACATTCACTCAATTTGCTAACTCACCAGTTATCATTCGTAACGTTTACACAATAAACGGTTCAGATATGGCTCAAATTGGTTGGGTAGAAGTTGCTACAGAAGACGGAACAACAGGTTATCTATGGTATTTAAAAGCTGAATCTGAAACACGTTTACGTTTTGAAGACTATCTAGAAATGGTATGTGTAGAAGGTAATCTAGCTACTGCTGGATCCGCTGCAACTGCTGCTGGTTTCAAAGGTACTCAAGGTTTATTCCAAGCTGTACAAGCTAGAGGTAATGTTGAGATTGGATTTGCTGGAGCTTCTGGTTTAGATGACTTTGATGAGATTCTTAAAAATTTAGATACTCAAGGAGCTATTGAGGAAAACATGCTTTTCTTAAATAGATCTACTTCACTAGAATTTGACAACATGCTTTCTAACGTCTCTCAAGGAGTAGGTGGTGGAACAGCTTATGGTCTATTTGAAAATTCTGAAGAAATGGCATTAAATCTTGGATTTAGTGGTTTCCGTAGAGGATCTTATGATTTTTACAAGACTGACTGGAAATACTTAAATGACGCTTCTACACGTGGTGCTCAAGTAGGTATCTCTTCAATAGAAGGTATTTTAGTTCCTGCTGGAACTTCTACTGTCTATGACCAAATCTTAGGAACAAATATTAGACGACCGTTTTTACACGTACGTTATAGAGCTTCTCAAACAGAAGACAGACGTATGAAATCTTGGTTGACTGGTTCTGCTGGTGGTGCTTACACTTCAAATCTTGATGCTATGGAAGTAAACTTCCTGTCTGAAAGATGTTTAGTTGTACAAGCTGCTAACAACTTTGTATTATTCCAAGGAATTTAATATCAATGTAGAGTTAAAGGGGCATGTAGTGTGCCCCTACTTTACTATTTAATTATTTAATTATATTATATCATGAAACAAGAAAAAACAATCCAACGAGATGGTTGGGAAATAAAGGATAGAACTTACTTAATAGTAGGGGATGAAAATCCTTTAACTTTAAAAATACCTGGAAGACACACAACCAGGCATAATCTATTATGGTTTGATAACGATACCAACACACAAAAAGAAATACGTTATGCTACTAATCAAAATTCACCATTTAAAGAAGATCAAAAAGGTGAATCTACACTTGGCCATATAGTTTTTAAAGACGGTGGACTAACTGTTAAGAAAAAAGATCAGGCTTTACAAAAAATATTATCATTATATCATCCATTAAGAGGCATAAAATACAAAGAGTTAAATGTTGTTGAAGATGCTAAAGATGAGTTAATTGATCTTGAATTAGAAATAGATGCTTTGACAATGGCTAGATCAGTTGATGTTGATGAAGCTGAAGCTATATTAAGAGTTGAGATGGGATCTAAGGTTACAGAGATGAGTTCTAAGGAGATAAAAAGAGATTTGATTATGTTTGCTAAGCAGCAACCTAAACTCTTTATGGATCTAGCTAAAGATGATAATGTTCAATTGA